CGATAGGTCTGAGCTTCTGGATGCGTAATGCGGGTATCTTCGTTCATCCCGTACCTTTCTCTGTGTGCCTTCGGAGATGCTGAATCGTTCGATATTTCATTATAGGGCCAAGCCAGTTCTTTAAAAAATACCTTGAGTTCTTCGTTGTTATGCTCGTTCCAGTCGGATCGATAATCATCCATCATTGTAACCAACTTTGGAGATTCATTTTCGTATTTGCAGTTGCACGGATAATGCCACCAGCAAATCGACGCTAACCAACTTTTCATAATATCGGTAGTCTGCAATACTTGTATTTCGTCGGCCCAAACCACTTTCGGCTTATTTGCCAACGTGTTTTGAAAAATCTGTCTAACTGTGCGATGGCCTTTTTTCGAATTAGTCATGCGGCATACTTTTTTTCCAATGTTCTGCCATCTTTTGTCGATAATTATCGTACATTCCTGCCAAAATCTTCAGGTTCTTTAAAACCGTTTCGGTTGTTTCAGATCTAGGAACATTGACGAGAAAAGGTGGGATCGGTGGGCAATAGCTGAAAAAATCGCACGAATCTGCGCCCGTTACAGCCATTTGCATTTCTACTTGTGGCTGGTACTGGTCAGGCAATTTCCCTTCAATAACGTATTCGATATGCTTTTTTGCTGACGGGCATTTGATTTCAACCAGCATTGATCTGTCGCACAGGAATCCGTCCGGAGAGCAACCAATCGGTAAATCCTCCATCTTGCAGAAGCCAACCTCTTCAACACTGCAACCTACGATGGATTCGTATTCGGCACGAGCGTAAGGTTCCATTCGAATTCCGCGTTCCATTTCCTTTGATTGGAATTGCAGAGGCATCGGACCACCCGACACCTCCGCCAATTTCGAATAGATCGCATCTTTAATCGATCTGTTATCTGTAGCCGTCCATTTTGACTTCAGAATCCATTTGCCGATGCTGGATGCAGAAAAAACGCCTTTCTTAACATCCAGCCATTCGTCTGATCGTTGAGGAAAATCGTAGACAATCATTTTTTCGATTTTTTCGGTTCTTCATCTTCGAATGGATTCTTCGCGTTTTCGGTCGTTGGCATTACGAACCAATCCTCGCGTTTGCTGATGCCGTCTTTAATGCTGTTGTGGACGTTCCGCAATTTAGCGAAATCCTGTTCGTTAGCAGCTTCGATCTTATAACCGATAAACGATTCGATCATTTGCTTATCGACGGATAATTTGCCGAAAGCTGTCAGTAATTTACGCAACCGATCTGAAAGCGGTTCATCAGATTGGCCGCTTAACGTTTGTTCAATCTGTTCGGTTACAGCATCTAGAATATCAATCGGAATTATTGCGAGAATGCAGGCCCGTACACGTCTGGATGCTTGATTGGCATTCATTTCGTAGATGTCTCTGGGATCTGTTAGAAAATCGACTGTTTTATCCCTTTTCTGTCTACTGTGCTTTACGGTAAATACTTTGGTCGTTCTGACGTTTGTTTCCAGATCATGGGCAAAAGCCATCATAATTGAGTCCCCGTCATTCTGTTCCAGTTCAAGAACGCCATAGTCCATGTTACCCCAAAGACGAGCGACATTTTCAGCAGCCCTAATCGATAGGCCTGTAACACGTTGCCCTCCTCTAGGATACTGATACAGGGCTTGCCCAGCTAAACTTGGGCGTTTGAATGCTTGGACGATTCTATTGTATGCCGAAAGTTCGTCCCTCGGTTCCGATTTTGCCACGATCATCATCCTTTCGGATGTTCGGGCTACGCTGTTGGCCATCATAGTGGACCCCAGCGAGTCATTGTTCTGTTTTGCTATTGCGTTTTCGTTTTCGATGTTTTTCATAAAAGCCTTAAATCATTGTTTCTGTTACTTGGTTCTGTAGTGGGCCCGACGGTTTGGTTGCTGTCGGGCCTTTACGTTGGCAGCAGTGACTTACGGTCGTAAGAAACTGTTTTCTCCCTTTCTAAGAGTTCGTGTCGTTCTTTTGCTATCATCGCTTCAGCGAGATCAAATGGGCTAAACAACTTCCGTGGTCTGAATCGGTACAAATGCTTTGAATAAAAATCGTCGCAAAACTGATCGTCCAGCCACCATTCCATTGCTGAGTCACAAGCGCGATATTCGAAAGCCATAAACTTATCCTCGGGCAATTCGTTGTTTCGGATCTTACGGCATTTATCTTCCTGTTCCGGTCCAATGTCGTAGAACTTTAATGTCTGGAGATCATGCACTCGGTAGCTGTGATCTAGCTTGCCGTAGCAAAATGCGCAATATCCAGCATCATGTAGCCGTTCAGCCATTGGCGTTTTTAGGCAACTGACGATCTTTTCTGCGATATTCATAAATCCGGTTACTGTTTTAGGCTGTTCGTTACATGTCATTTTTTGCTGTCGTATACTCCTTCTATCACTTGCGTTATTGTTTTATCCCTAGCAACGAAATCGAAATCAGCTTTCCAGCCCGACTTTACGCCATACGCTGTTCCAGTCAGCCAGGCTGAACTGTTGCAAATTTCGAAATATAGCTTGAGTCGTTGCTCTGGCGTTTGCTTGGATTCGTGCTTGCATATTCGTGCCCAAAGTCTGTCGGCACCTTTTTTTCTGGCGTCACTTATCACGCTCATCTGACGTAAATTGGAGCAGTGCTTTTTAAATGAATCGAAAACTATTTGCCTCCTTTCTTGAGTCTGCTTCCTCTTAATTAAATTCTTATTCTTCTTATCTTCTTTAATTCTTGTTTGATGGTTGGCCGTTTGCTGGTCGTTTGGCTGGTCGTTTGGCTGGTCGAACAGCTGGCCGTTTTCAATGACGAAGCTTTGATAACTGTCATAACTGCAAATAGTTATGAGCGAAAATCTGTTGGTCGCTTTTATTTCGATGTCTTTGGTCGCGATCAAGTTGCTTAAGGCAGTGCGAATTTTTCTGTTAGTCATGCCCGTAGCCGTTGCCATTTTCTCCCGACTTGTTCGAACCTGGCCCCTCTTGACGACTTGCCCGCGGTAAGTTCGGTCAGTATGATTTGCCGTCAGTAGTAGATAAACAAAGAGCTTAAACGTCTCATGGTCATCCCACCATTCCCAATTAAGAATCTTTCTGTGCAGCTTTATCCAGCCCTCGCTCATTTTTGCCCTTCGTTATCAGCTTTTTGCCTTCGGTGTATGCGACGGACATCACCAGCATCGAATTTTGCGTCATAGGCTTAAATCGTGTCTCGTATTTTTCGCTCATCTACCAACCTTTCTAAATCCTCTATATTGCGTTCGATTAACCGTTGTTCGATGTAACTCTGGAAGCTTTCCAGATTGTCTGAAACGAATTCGCCGATTGCGTCATCCAGCAGATCCTCGATCTGAATATCGTTGAGCATACCGCAGTAGTCGAATGACTCACACCGTCGTAAAAACTCGTCGTTTTCGACTGTTTCCTGAATTATTGCCGCGTAAAGCGGGTTTTCTGTTTTTGGTTTTTGGTTCATGAGGACCAACAAACCAATGCTCTAGGCACAGTAAATACCTAAATCAAAAAAAAATGCGTTTCTACTGAAAATAATTATTGATTACAGAAAAGAATTATGTTCTAATCAAGTCCTAGTCAGATAACCAACAACAATCAAAACCAAAAAAACAATGATCACACCAAAAACAAAAACAGTCACAGTTCTCAGAAAAAAATGGGCTTTCGAAGAGCCAGAAAAAATCGAAGTCAAGATCAACAGGAACTACGGTTGGCATATATTCTTCGAAGTAGGCGACATCATCATCGATAATCATTTTGAGAACAGCGACATCTGGATCTGCAAGGTCAAAGAAGGAGAGAAGCACTTCGAACTCCTTAAGGACGATTCAGTGCTCCTTAACGATACCAGCGATCCTAGAGACGTGCGTCACCCTGACGACGATGCGGTAATACTGCAAAGCGACACCATCGAATATTTTTCCGATATGTCAGATGACGTCGAAGAGTTCGGCAACCACATATTCCACAACAGCAACTGCCCACTGGAAGCCGATCCAGACGTGGTTCGTCCATACGATAATCACCGTTCGATGTCAGTCGGAGATGCGGTCGTCAAAGGTCGTAAGATTGCGGTCTGCGCATCATTCGGGTGGACGGTATACGATGCCAGAAGCTTCGTCACTCAGAACGAAGAGATCTGGAAGGACCTCGGCGAGCGGATTCAGGAAGCTGGCGAAAAAATGGCAAAACGTTTAGCGGGGGCCTAGAGCCCCCTTTCGCTTTAACCTAAATTACAACCTAACAGAAAGTCACAATCATGAACCAAACGAACACACCACTCCACATTAAGGCACCATGGGAGATCCAAGGACCACCGCAGATCGAGGAACCTATCATCGACGAGCTCGCTCAAGAGTTCGAAAAGCATATCATCGAAACGGTCGAACGGGTCGGATACATAACGGCAACGGACCTGCGTTGGACCTACGAGCGGCAAGATATTGCCAAGCACATGCGAACGGACGAGGTAAACAAGTTCTGGAGCGTCCTTTACGATCTGCGTAAACGAGAGCGAATCATACGGGTCATGCGACCAGCGGACCCCGAGGACTACGATCCAACAGATCCATACTGGGACGAGGAAACAGCTTACTTCTGCAGCCCAGAGCACGTCAGCAAAATGGTATTTCCGAACGGTTAACGGTTGTGACTAATGGCCCCCTTCGGGGGGCCTAAAACCGTGCCAAAAAAAAATGCGTTTTAGCGTCATTTAGTTATTGCAATAACTATTCTGACGTATCATAATCAAGTCACAGTCAAGTTAACCTTAACCAACCAAAACAATGACACAAAAAGAAATTGAAATCGAAATCAGCAGCAGACTTAAAGACGGAAGCCGCGACCAGGCAGAATTGATAGAAGAAGTTAGTTATGAGAATCAAATCGACGAGCTCTTAGTTACGGCCATCGTCGAGAAGATGATTAAGCAACGGTGGATCCATCGCTACTGGGATCTGCTCGATCTCCGTTTTCCTTACTCATACTACAAATAAGCCACGGAGAAACACGAAACAATCAACCACACAGAACAATGCAACGCTCTTATATCACCTTAATCTACAGCAGAACAGAAGATCTAGTTACTGCGCGTCAAATCTCCAAAATCCTTTTAAACGTGATTTCGGATTTCGACTACAAACGTTGGGACGACAACTTTAGCTGCCCGACTGTTTCCTTTTACGCCGAGTCTCCATCCACCGACGAGCTGGAAGCTTTCGAAAATCGTTTAGATAAACTCGGAGTCGAATATCACCTGTTCGACGAATAAATTCTTAACCTAACCCAAAACAACCAACCAACAGAAAAATGCGAATCGTTATTCAAAATCAATACCGCGAAAACTACGGAGCACACGACTGGGACGGTACAGGCGAATGCCCACAGTACTGGAAAAACAAAGGCGGAAGCCATTTCGTTTGCAATCAGTCGTTTGATCGCGAAACAGCTACAGTGATAGCTAAGATCATTGAGCACGTCGATCGTGCTCCATGGAAATACAAAGACGAGTACAGCGAAAGCTTTGCAATAGGGTTTTCCGTCGAGGACGATGACTATGCCGCGAAATTAGAACCGTGGCAAGACGTTCAGACGTGGAACGTATCAGAATGCTTCAACGAAGAACTTGCTGAAGCCTAACTAGAACCAAAGCCCCCTTCGGGGGGCGTAACCACCCACAGAACAATGAACATCTTCGTCTTATCGCGAATTCCACAAGATGCCGCTCAAATGCACTGCGACAAGCACGTCTCTAAAATGACAGTCGAGACAGCTCAAATGCTGTCTACGTGTCATAGAATCCTCGACGGTGATAAAGCACCAAGCGAACTTTACAAGGCAGCCTACGTTAATCACCAGTGCAACAAATGGCTGCGTGAAAGTGGAGGCAATTACAAGTGGACCTATGAACTCTTCGAAGCGTTAGCGAATGAATTCAAATTCCGCTATGGCAAAGAGCATAAAAGCTATCTGAAGCTTGAGCCGTACTTACGCGAAGCACCGCAGAATATACCGCATCGTTTATCAGGCAAAATGACTCCTTTCGCTTTAGCGATGTCTGAATTTCCTCAGTGCATCGTGCCAGGCAACGCGGTGCAGTCGTATCGCAATTTTTACGAAAGCAAGAGTTCTCGTTTTGCAATGCGTTGGACGAAGCGCGATTGCCCGATCTGGTTCAACGCGTGCGCATAACATTTCTGAACATCTCCGACAATTCTGAACATCTCTAACATTTTCGGACATCTCCAACATTTCTGAACATTTTTGAACAAATCTGGCGATTTCCGACATTTCGGACATTTTTGAACATTTTTCGGAATCCTGAACATTTCGGAACATTTTTGAACATTTGCTGCAATCTCCAACATTTCTGACATTTCTGAACATTTTCGGAAATTTAAAACAACACACTAACCAAAAACGAAAGGAACGAGCATGGGCTTAGATCAATACCTACTGAAAAGAGAAAACGACGTCATTATCGAAATCGGACACTGGCGTAAGGCGAATCAGATTCACCGCTGGTTCGTTGAGAATGTTGCTGACGGTGACGATGACTGCCTCACTCACGAGGTTACTGAGGACGATCTTCTCGCTTTACGCGCATGCTGTCAGATTGTCGCTGACGAAAGTGTACTAATTGACGGCATGGTCAAGGTCGGCCAACGCTGGGGGCCAGAAGGCTGCGAGAGCATCGAGGCTTCAGGCAAAATCGTCGATAATCCAGAAATTGCGATGCATTATCTGCCACCGAAACAAGGCTTCTTCTTCGGAACGTATGACATCGACGAGCATTACATCGATCAGGTGAAATATACGATACCAATCATCGACAAGGCATTGGCGTTGCCTGACGGCGTACCACTGTATTACCAAAGTAGCTGGTAAATAGGCACTTACGAATTTCTCACAACCGCTTGTGAGTTAAATGCATGTTCAGATATAAACTGTTTCGGTTTTTATCCAGTCGAAGTAAACTAGTGCCAAATGCGGCAAAACGGGGTCATTGGCACCCTGGCACTAAGCAAATCCACAGGAGCAAAAACTTTTTGAAATAATTATTGCATTAAAGATCAAAGCGTGGTTTTTTAGATCATAGTCAATTAACCTAAACCAACCAAAACAAAACAATGACACCAAAATTCCACATACTCTTAACCGAACACAAAACAATTTCAGCAGTCATAGCTCGGGACAGTGCTAAGATTCAAGAAATCCTAAACACGATGGAAGATCCCACATTGCTCCAAGCCATAGCGCATGTCGAAGCAGTCGGAACAGATGGTCACTACTGGGCTTGGGACCAACTAGAAGATTGGCAAACCTCTTAATTTCACATCAGAAACCAAAACAACCAAAACAACCAAAACAGCATAAACAATGAAATCAGGAAAAACACTAAACGAGCTCGCAGCAGAGCTCACAGAGCAAAAAGCAACACGGCGGGACTTTATCGCGCCTACTGATCAAATTCGGTTCGATGCAAATTCGAATCAAATTACACTCGATCACAAGATAGCATTCGACATGACTCGGTTCGAGGACTTCAGCATTCAGGATCATACCCACCGTCAGATCGGATCATGGGCAAAGATCCCAAAGCCGTATTACGACAGAATGCGTAACAGCAGTCCGGATCTACTGAATCAGAACGTCAACCACTGGCTTAACGAGTCAGATGACAAGCGTCTGGTTCGTACCCTTGGCGGAAATGCAAGAGCGTTCCTCAGTGAACGTTACCGCCCGTTCGATAATTACGAGATTGCAGAGAATGCTCTCGAAGCCCTACAGGAAGCGGAATGCCGTATCGTAAGTTCGGAAGTAACCGACAAGCGATTCTACTTGAAGGCTGTTTCGAATCGCATCGAGCATGAGATTAAAGTCGGAGACGTAGTACAGTCAGGAATCGTGATTAGCAACAGCGAGGTCGGATGCGGTAGCCTTAAGGTCGAGCCGCTTATTTACCGCCTCGTGTGCAGTAACGGAATGATCAGCAACGATGCAGCTTTCCGGAAGAACCACCTCGGTTCGAGACTGGGCAACGAGAAAGATCTTGCGTTCGAGTTCTTCAGCGACGAGACAAAGGCTAAGAGCGACGAGGCTGTGTTTATGCAGATCCGAGACATAGTACGAGCAACCATGACCAGCGAGGGCTTCACGAAGATCGTAGAGCGTTTTCAGAATGCCCTAGAGGTCAAGATGGCTGATCCGTTCGAGACAATCGAGCTGGTTCAGGACAAGTACGGAGTTGCAGAGGCCGACGGTAAAGGAATTTTGCAAAGCCTACTGCGTGATACCAATAACGGCGACACGCTGTTCGGGCTAGTGAATGCTGTTACGGATTACAGTAAGCGAATCCCAGACTATGACCGAGCCACGGACATGGAACGTCTCGGAGGAACGATACTGGAAGCCGAACTGGTTAGCTGATAAATACAACGACGGGGCCGGTGGCAAATGCTGCTGGCCCCTGATAACTTTAACTGAAAACAAATGGAAAACCAAAAATCAAAAACGCGTGGCAGGCCAATCAAGTTTGCCACTAGGAAACAATACGCTCTTCGCTTACAGTCAGAGCAGAGCAAGAAGTTCGAACTTATTTGCGAGCGATGCAATAAGTCGCAAAGCGAAATGTTCGAGCAGATGGTCAGCGAGTGGGAACCATTCAGTGCAGGAGGCTGTTGATCATGGAACTACTAAAGATAATGGCCGTCCTCATAATGGTCGAGTCTGGAGGCGATTCAGATGCAGTCGGGGACAATGGCTTGGCATATGGCATATTGCAAATGCACCGAGCGTATGTCTTAGACGCCTCACAGTGGGCCAGAATCGACTGGGAGCATCGAGATGCATTTGATCCTTCGAAGTCGCAAGATATCTTTCTCGCGTACATGAGTCGATATGCCAAGCGAGATAAAAAGCCTGCGGGCATGTCATATGTCGAGTACGTGAGTAGAATCCACAACGGTGGGCCGCGAGGCTACCTGAAATCGGCCACAGATCCTTACTGGCAGAAAGTACAGAAGGCCATTGCCACGCAAACCAATTAGCTTGCATGCACGTGGTCGTCCAGATCCTACGATACAAGATCGGACGGCCACATCGCGTGCTGATATCAAGGCAGTGCGGTTCAGATCATCGAGTCGCTGGACGAAGTTGTCGCGCAGAGTAAGGCGAGAGGAACCAGTCTGTCGAGATCCACTAGGAATCCATAAAAAAGCGAACGAGTATGTCCCAGCCGTCGACGTTCATCATATCGTACCGATCATGCAGGACTATTCGTTACGAGCCAGTCGTGAAAATCTTGCTGGACTTTGTAAATTCTGCCATCAAAAGATTGAGGACATGAATCGCCGAGGACTAGAGACAGAACATCTTTTTCTTAAATAATGATTGCAAAATGGCGTGCTACAACGTATAAGGGGGGGGACCTCGACCTCTACGCGGGTGCTCCATGAGATCGTTTTGTCAATAGCACAAAAAATACTGCCGACTTTCTGAATGTAAAAACTCATGAGTAACCGTACTAAAAAACAAACACCACCTATTAAATGCTCGCACGATGCTATGGTCGCGATTGACGATCTGGCTGAATTTCCGAATAACTACAACGAGCACGGAGACAAGCAACTCGAACTGCTCGGTAAAATTATTACTGAGCAAGGCTGGAGAAATCCCGTCGTCGTATCGAAGCGTAGTAATTACGTTATCAGAGGACACGGGAGAATCGAAGCAGCTCGCCGCATTGGCCTTACTGAAGTGCCAGTCGATTATCAGGACTACGATTCCGACATGCAGGAAAAGCTTGATCTGGTAGCCGATAATCAAATCGCAAAATTAGCTGATCCAAATCATGCGATCCTTTCTGAAATCTTGCTAGAGCTTGATGCGAACAACGTTGACATGGATCTGAGCGGCTTCGACGCCAAGGCTTTAGTCGATTACATGTTGCCAGTCATGCCTACTGACTCGGAGAGTCCTTACACCAACAAGACGGTTGCTCCAATTTACGAAGCGAAAGACGATGACGCTCCGCCAGTCAACCAACTATTCGACAGTCTGAAAGTTAATCAGCTCTTGGAACGTATAGCGAAAACCGAACTGGATCCAGAAATTCGAGAGTTCCTAACACTGGCAGCATACAGGCATGCAAAATTCGATTTTGGGAAAATTGCTGAATTCTATTGTCATGCCGACCCAGGCGTTCAGCAGCTGATGCAAGATTCGGCGTTAGTCATTATCGATTTCGATAAAGCGATAGAGGAAAACTACGTCACGTTGCGTAGCGAACTGATCGAACAATATCTAGACGAAAGCGATGACTGAGGACTTCGAAAACAATTTTGCCTGCTTTATCTTAACTCATGGGCGTCCGAACAACGTCATGACTTATAACTCGTTGCGAAAATCCGGTTACACTGGTCGGGTCGTTTTCATTCTGGACGACGAGGACGATACGAAATCTGAGTACGAAAAAAACTTCGGGGCGGAGAACATTTACGTCTTTTCTAAGTCTGACGTCGCGAAGCGGATCGATAGAGCAGATAACTTTAATGAACGACGCTCTATAATCTATGCGAGGCAAGCAACATTTGAGATTGCTGAGGACATTGGCATCGAATACTTCGTTCAGCTAGACGACGACTACGGCCAATTTGCTTTCAGCGAGAATGCTAATGGTGAGTACATAGGTCAAAAAACGATTAAGAATCTGGATCGTGTGTTCGAATCGTTTCTTAAATTCTATAAATCGATTCCTGCTAAATCCATTGCCTTTGCTCAAGGCGGCGACTTCATAGGTGGTGAAAACTCAAATGTCTTTAAGAAAAAGCTATCACGGAAGTGCATGAACAGCTGGTTCTGTTCGACGTTAAGGCCATTCAAATTCATCGGCACGTTTAACGACGACGTAAATACTTATACGCGCTGGGGAAATACTGGCGACCTTTTCTTTACTGTGAGCTTTATTCGGCTTCATCATGCTGCTACGCAGACGACTGAAGCGGGGATGACTGAAGCCTACAAGCAGTTTGGCACCTACGTTAAAAGCTTCTACTCAATCATGTACTGCCCATCCAGCGTTGTCGTCGGACCAATGGGGAAACACAATCGGCTTCATCATAAAATCCGCTGGAATAACGCTGTGCCACGAATCATCGATCAAAAATACTGTAAGACATGAACAACAAAAAAAAATGGTCACCGAATCTAGAAAAAGTCAGATTCCTTGCTGCTCGTTATTGCACTTACGCTGAAATTGCGGCGTTCTTCAAGGTCAGCGAGTCGTTAGTAAAAAAAACCGCTGTCAACGATCCGTTATTTAAAGAAGCACTCGATCAAGGTCGTGCGGAAGGTCGAGTCAGCTTGCGTGGCAAGCAATTTGAATTGGCTATGTCGGGCGATAAAACGATGCTAATCTGGCTGGGCAAGCAATACTTGAATCAAACAACTGAGGGAACGGGACAAGAAGTTCCGAAAAACACTTTGCTCAGTAAGTATATGCCGCAATCTCGCCTAGGCAAAATGTCCACCAATTGATCTAGGTCTGTCTTGGACGCTGTTTCGTCGTATGCCAATGCCGTTCTTACGGGCAAGATCCCTGCTTGCAAATGGGTAAAACTTGCTTGCGAACGTTTCGTGCGTGATCTTGATCGCAAAGACATTTTCTTCGATTTTGCTGAAGTCGAAAGGCGTATACTTTTTTTTCGAGATCTTCTAGTCCTAGAAAATGGCGAGCCCTTCGTATTGCCAGACTGGCAGGCATTTATCGTCGGCAATATCTACGGCTGGAAAGACAGAAAAACTAAAAAACGTAGATTCCAGCAAGGCTTAGTTCTAGTGCCTAGAAAAAATGCTAAATCGACTTTGATTAGCGGCCTAGGATTAAGCTCATTTCTGATGGACGGCGTAACTTATTCGCAGTTCTACTGCATGGCTAGCGACCGAGGCCAAGCGAGCTTGCTGAAGGACTATGGCGAAGGCTTCGTTAAAAGGCACGAGGAATTGCCCAATGCGGTTCAAATTCGGACGTGGGAAATGCGATGCCCTGCTTTCGAAAACCGCTGGAAGGCTCTTCACGCAGATTACAAGCGTCTCGATGGTTTAAATCCGTACTTCGTCGTGTTTGACGAATTTCATACACAAGAAACTGACGGGCTTGATAATGTCATTAACTCGGCTTTTGGCTCTCAATCTGAATATCTGTATCTGAAAATTACCACCGCTGGCGAATATAAGCGGGAAAAGCCATGCGTTAAGCAGCAAAAATACGGAGAACAGGTTCTGGAAGGCGTTATCGAGCGTGATAATCTGTTCTTCATCAATTATACGATTGACGAGGGCGACGACTGGAAAAATCCAGAAATCTGGCGTAAGGCAAACCCCAATCTCGGTATCAGTAAAAATGTCGACTACATGGAAGATCTAGCTGCCGAGGCTGCGTTAGTTCCTAGTCGCAAAGCCGATTTTTTGACGAAACAGCTCAATGTCTGGGTCGAATCGTTGTCTGCTTGGATCAACAAGGACGTCTGGGATACTTGCGGAACAAAAAAAATTCGCGAAGCGGAATTGCACGGTCTAAAATGCTGGGGCGGCTTAGACTTGGCACAGGTCGAAGATCTTACCGCTCTAGTTTACGTTTTTCCGCCGCAAGCACACCTCAAAAAAATGACTGTGCTTTGCCGATTCTTTATTCCAGAGGAAAACATCGTCGAGAGGTCCAGTAAACATCGTGTTCCCTATGACCGCTGGCGGAATGGCGGTCACGTCATAGCCACGCCTGGCAATATCACGGACTATAACTTCGTCGAAAATGCTATTCTTAAGGATAACGACGACTTCAACATTCAAACTATAGGCTACGACCGAACGTTTTCGGGTCATTTAAGCCAGAATCTGATCAACAATCAGGTCGATATGGCTCCATTCAAGCAGAGCTTTTACCACATGGGCCCAGCTGTGGCTGAAACGCAGCGGCTAATCATTGGTAATGAAATTGAGCACGGCGGGAATCCTGTTCTTGACTGGTGCGCTTCTAACGCAGTGGTTCGGTTCGATGCAAATGGTAACATGCTAATCGATAAGGCTCGGTCCTACGAAAAAGTCGATGGCATGGTTGCGTTAGCAATGGCTATTGGAACGTATCAACTTACCGACAAAAAAGAGTCAGTCTACGAGGATCGAGATATCAGGACGCTGTGAGCCAAACGAAATACAGAACCGCTGGCGAATTATCGCTAGAATTGCCGTTCAGTGAACAGTACATCAGAGCGGCGATGAATCATCCAGATTTTAAAACCATCGGAAGACATCCTGCTTTCAGTACGTTAGACGACGCTGTCGCGTTTTTTGAGTCCAATCCGCAATTTACCATTCGTTCGGTCTATAAACGCAAAGAAAAGGCCATCAGAGTCCTCTAAAACATCATTACGGACATTTGCGTCGGTGTTTGTCGTGTTTTGACTACTTCATGCGTCTGTACTTTGATCGATTATCTGTATGCTTTCGATCAAATGTTCGAACGATTCTTTAACGGTTTTCGCAAAAAAACCGAAACTCGCGACTTTTCTTTAAAATCCCCAGAAACCGATCTGCTCAATTTTCTAGTTGGCGGCATTGCATCACGAGCTGGAGTTACAGTCAATCCCGTAACGGTTCTCGGAGTTCCGACCGTTTACGCGTGCGTTCGGCGTGTTGCAAACACACTAGCAACGACACCGATCCATTTATGCCGCTACATTGACGGTGCTACGGAAAAGGTCACAGCTAATCCACTGTACGATCTCGTTGCACTGAATCCAAATCCGTGGATGTCGAACGTGGACTTTTTCGACGCGGTTCAGGCACAGGCGACGCTCAGGCAAAACGGAATTGCAATCATCAATCGCGATGCGGTTAACAGGCCCGTCGAGCTTGTTCCTGTTAGCGATATTCGGGATGTCACTTGGAAGCTGTCCAAAGGCGAACTGATTTATACAATCAAAAATGTCGAATATCCCAACGACAGGATACTTCACATCCGATCCAATGCTCCAGACGGAATAACTGGTCGAGACATTATTTCTTTGCTGCGGAATTCAATTGGCCTAGCCATTGCCTTGCAAGACAACGCTGCTGATTTCTTTAGCAACGGTTCAAGGCCGAGCGGCGTGTTCGAGACAGGTGATATGTTAAGCGATAAAGCGTTCGCGCGCCTTAAGAGCTCTCTTAATGCTAAATGGGGCGATGCGACGGATGCGACCAAAGCGAATGCTTACGGAACATTGCTCCTCGAAGAAGGCTTGTCATACAAGCAAGTCAGGCACAGCAATAGCGAATCTCAGATGGACGAAACTAGATCGTTTCAGAATATCGAGATCTGCAAGATTTTCGGAGTTCCACCTCATAAGGTCGGAATACTGGACAAGGCTACGTTCAGCAATATCGAAGAGCAAAGTCGCGAGTACATAACTGATACAATCATGCCTTGGGTCGTCCGCTGGGAAGCCGAACTGAATCGCAAACTGCTTTCGGCAACACAACGCAGGCAGGGATTCCATTACAAGTTCAATCTAGATTCACAGCTTCGGGCTACTCTTAAAGATCGTTACGATGCGTATCAAATTGGAATTCTGAACGGCATCATAAATAAAAACGAAGCCCGAGAAAAAGAAGGTCTGGCACCATACGATGGCGGAGAAATCTTCATCGAGCCAATGAACCATGCACCAGTCGGAGATTCTGTTACAGATCAAGCTGATTCAAGATCGGATGACGATTACGAGTCTCGCGAACATTTATCGATGGTCCCTACTGCTTCAATGGCTAAAAATGCAGCTCGGGCCTTGGAATGGCGTGCTGAATTTAATCGTGGCGGAACTGCCGTAGGCGTTGCAAGAGCTCGCGACATTAAAAACCGCAAGACTTTATCACAACGTACCGTCAATCGTATGCGTAGTTATTTCGCTAGGCACGAGGTCGATAAGCAAGCAGAAGGCTTTAACTCTGGCGAGGATGGTTTTCCGTCCGCGGGCCGAATCGCCTGGGATCTTTGGGGGGGGAACGAAGCTAAGACGTGGGCTGCAGCACGCGGGAATGATCACGAAGAAAACGAATTTGAAGAAATAAATCAGCAATCATCTGAAACTTAATATGCAATTCGAAAATACATTTAATTACGATTTCGTTTTCCCATACCCTTTCGAGTCTAGGCGATTCGATGTTGAGAGAATCGAAACACGACAGGTCGGCAAAATAGAACTGCGAGATGCAGGAGCCGACGGAAGGCCAATTTTAACAGGTTACGCAGCAGTCTTTAATTCAGATTCTGAAGACTTCGGCGGCTGGAAAGAACGGATCGCGCCAGGCGCATTTGCTCGTGATCTTGCTGATAATAAAGATATCAGGGCCTTGATCAATCACGATACTTCACGCGTTATCGGTCGTTCCTCGGCAGGAACCCTATCCTTAGAGGAAACCGACACAGGTTTATTCGTTGAAATCAGTCTGCCTGACACGACCGAAGCGCGTGATCTGTTAGAAAACGTCAAAGCGGGGAACATCGACGGCATGAGCTTCGGCTTTCGTGCCCGCGATGCTGAATGGGCTGAAGCTGAACGTGCAAAGGACGGCAAGAAAAAGAAATACGACTACCGGATTCTGAAAGACGTAGAACTGATCGAAGTCAGTGCAGTTGCATTTCCTGCTTACCCAGCGACTTCTATCGCACACAGATCATACGAAGAATTTCTGAAAAATCGGAAAACCAAACCCAATGGAAAGAGTAGCAAAACGGCTGCTCTCGAACTGGATCTCATATCACAATTAAATCAACATAAATGAAATCACTCAAAGAAATCCGCGAAGGATTAAATAACATCATCGAAGAGCAGCGTTCCATCGTTTCGGAAGCTGACGAAAAGAACGAAGGCGTTCTGTCTGAAGAGCAGGAAACTCGCTACAACGACTTGAAAGCTGAATTCGAAGGCTTGAGCAAGCAAGAGGCCCGCAAAGCCGAGCTCGAGCAACGCGAAGCAGAAAACAAAAAAATCGTAGAACGTTTCATTCCTGGCGATGCCAACAGCGAGCAGATCCTATCTAAGGACGAGCAACGCGACCTAAACAAGTTTAGCTTCGGCAAGGCCATCAGGTCTCTTGTTCAGGATCGTGGTCTTGAAGGCCTCGAAAAGGAAATGCATCAAGAAGGCATTAAGCAGTACCGCGAAGCTGGATTGAGCGTCGAAGGAAACTTCGTTGTTCCACCAGTCGTTCTGTCTCGTTCTGGCACTCCTGATCTAGAAAAGCGCGATCTGACCGCTGGTACTTCTACTGAAGGCCAAGAGCTGGTTCAAACCAACGTTGGATCTATAATCAATCGTTTGCGTAACAATCTCGTTATCGGACAGCTCGGTGCAACTCAGTTGAGCGGACTCGTCGGAAACGTAGATTTCCCTGTCATGGCTGCCAACGACGTTGCTGTAGAAAAGGCTGAAAACGCTGCTGCGGCTGAATCAAGCCCAACTTTCTCAACTAAGACGATGAGCGCCAAGCGCTTGCCTGTCTATGCTGAGTACTCTCGTCAGTTGCTTCTCCAAGCACAAAACGAAAGCGTCGAAGCAATGCTGCGTGACGACCTTGCGTTCCAAATCGCACAACGTATGGACGATAGCGCCATCAATGGTTCTGGATCTGATCCCGTGCCAGAAGGCATACTGAACACCACTGGCATCGGATCTGTTGCTGGCGGAACTAACGGTGCTGCACCTACTTGGTCTGACATCGTTGATCTGGAAACGGAAGTTGCTAACGACAATGCCGACACTGGACGTCTCGCTTACCTGACCAACACGAAGGTCCGCGGAAAACTAAAAACTACGTCCAAGGCTGGTTCTGAAGCTATCTTCGTTTACGAAGCTGGAGCACAACCTTTGAATGGCTATGCTGCTGGTATCACCAACCTCGTTCCTTCAGATGGAACGAAAGGAACCGGAACTAACCTGTCCACGATCATATTCGGCAACTTTGCTGACGTGCTCGTCGGACAATGGGGCGGAATGGAAATGCTGATCAATCCTTATGCCAATGACACCACTGGCCTAATCAGATTGAACGCGTTCACCTTCTACGATGTTCTTATTCGCAGGGCTGAAAGCTTTGCTGCGATGACGGATGCTGTAACCAGCTAATCATGGCTAAAGATATTAGCGGAAGCGTTGAAATCGTTGCTTCTAGTAACTGTCTTTGCGGAGGAAATCACCTTCATGCTGGACATAGTTACAAAGTAGCTGAAATCCACGCTCAGAAACTAGTAGCACTGGGGAAGGCTGTAATTCGGGAAACACCCGTGAAAAGAGCTAAGGCCGTTTCCAAAAGAGCTGTTAAACGCGAAAAATCATAAACCATTGAGCGGGGCAGGTTATTCCTGCCTCGCTCACCCTTCACATGCCATACGCCGCTAAATTCAAATTCACCAGTGGACCAACAGCTGAGCCTGTCACATTGACCGAGGCGAAAGATCAATGTCGCGTCGATAATGAGAGTACTCACGACGATACATTTTTGAACAATGCTATCAAAACCGCTCGTGAATACTACGAGGAAGTTACCGATCGTTTTCTGATGCCTCGCACTGTGCAAGTCGCGTTGGATGCCTTCCCAGGCATTAGGCAAATCGAATTGGCTGGTTCTGTGGTTCGGTCGATAACGTCAGTTCAATACTACGATTCTGACAATGCTCTTCAGACACTAAGCTCCAGCAAATACTATCTTTTTGATTACTTTCATCCTAACGCGGTTGTGTTGGATTCAGCAGAGGCTTGGCCTGATACATACGAGCGCGAGAATGCAGTCATCATAACTTACGAAGGAGGCTATGCATCTGCTTCAGATATTCCTCAAAAAAGCAAAACGGCTATTTTGATGATGGTCGCGGAGCTATTCACCAATCGTGAATCCAGCAGCGTTACTGGCACGGTCAGTACCCTAACGAGAGCTTACTCGAATCTTCTATCAACGGAAAAAACTTACGGACGCTACTAATGATTGCTGCGGGAAAACTCACGGACTTTTTGTCGATCAAGGCAAAAGGAATGACGCTTGATTCTTACGGCGAACCTAATGTCGAAGTTCTTGCTCCTGTCGCTAGCGTTCGCTGTGAAGTCATGGCGCTAAGTCCTAGCGAAAGGACCAACGGAGCGACGCGACCTAATGACGTTATTAAGTTCCGTATTCGTTATATTGCAGACCTAAGCACTGATCACGTCATTGAGTTCGAATCCGCACGATATGACATCGAAGGAATCGAAAAAGGCGGGCAAAACCGCAGAGAATTTCAAATCATAACTGCTCGTCGCAACGAGCCAATATCATGAGCATCATTCGAGAAGTCTGGGACATAGGCGATACCATAGCAATCGTGCATGAGAATATCAGGAACGCATCTGGGGATCTGATAACTGATTTCACTAACTACGTTTTCAACGCTACTTTAAAATCTGCTACAAGCGACGCGGATGCTAGTGCGCTAGTCAAAATCAATACTAGTTCATTTACGATTACTGCCGCGGACAGCAAAGCCGTTGGATTTCTAGCGACTGAATCAATCCGTAGTTCAATAACAGCAGGTAATGACTATTATCTAGATGCCCAAATCGTAGACGGAGCTGGCAATGTTGCAACCACGTTGCGTCGTAGGATCGAGTTCAGGCAGGATATTACGCGCAGATACGACAACTCGTGAATACTACTCTTAAAAAATCTTCAATAACTGAATCGCGAACAAGCTTATGCGTTAGATCAATATCGAAACTAACATCAGCTGTTCAATCGGACGTCAGCTTTACCAAGGTTTTCAAGATTCCAGGCGGCTATTATCTGCAACCCAATGGTACGAACTTTTATCTTACACCTTCAGCTTATAAATACATTCAGCCATGAGCGACATCACAGTCAG